CATACTGGTGAGTATTTTGTGATTAAATCCCAGCGACCCAAGGAGGGAAGAAACACTTGGTTGGCTTACTGCTTGCATAGAAAAGAAGCGGGACGGTAGCCCAACGGCAGAGGCAACAGACTTAAAATCTGTCAAGTGTGGGTTCAACTCCCACTCGTCCTACCAATATACCCAGGTACTATATGACCAGGGAGGTTGCTAAAGTCTCTTAGAGAGCTTCCTAGAGCGTCAATCAGGAAATACTTAGGTCCTTTTGTTCATTTTAGGGAAATTTAGAAAAACGAGGCTCTAGGAAGCTCTGTGTTGAACCCCTGCTCCCATAGCTCAACTGGATAGAGCTTTTCACTTCTAATGAAAAGGTTTCAGGTTCAAGTCCTGATGGGAGTACCAAACAAGACTATAATATACCATGAAGAAATTTATTTTAGCTGCGCTATGTCTTATGGGGGTAATCTCCTCTGCATTTGCCAATGACATTACTATTGATGGTACTGTTGTTGAGAACCAAACTTTCACTAGCCAAGTCTCGGTGAAAGCTCACAATGTTGTCATTAGAAACTGTCAGATTCTTATGCCTCCTAATTCTAATAACGGTTGGTATGGAATCAGTAATGTTTATAACGATTCTAATGGACAGCCTCGCTCTACCAATCTTCTGATTGAGAATTGTATTGTTCGTGGAGGAACTACTGGTATTTATGTTCAATACGCTACCGTTAAGAACTGCAATATTCAAGAAGTAGGTAAGGACGCTATGAAAGTTTCCACCAAGGGGCATTGTCGAATCTTGGGGAACTATGTTGCCCGTCTTGGCCTCATGCCAGGATCCCATGCTGATGGTATTCAGTTGGTAGGTGGAACCCATGTGATAATTGCTGGGAATACCTTTGATATTCCTATCAGTTTTGCAGATGCAAATGTGTATGGAAGTAATGCTTGTGTTATGATTCACAACCAACACGCTGATGTGAGTAGAATTATTATTGTTAACAACTATATGAATGGTGGTAGCTATTCTGTATATCTCAAGATAAAGTCTGGAAGCACTTTTGTTCCTCCTACTCATTGTCGTATTACTAACAATGTCTTTACTACAGACCACAGGTTCGGGGCTCTTAGTTGGTCTGCTGACCCTTGGATTCAGATTAACGGGAATAGATGGGATGACGGTACTCTTATGAATACTGGTCAATCGGATATTAACACTTGGGACAGTTGGCCCAACCAATGAGGAAAACACTATGAATAAACTTATTTGAACTACACTATGTCTTATGGGGGTACTTTCCTCCGCATTCGCTGATACTATTACAGTTGATGGAACTATTGTTGATGGGCATACCTACACTAGTCAAGTCTCGGTAAAAGCTCACAATGTCATTCTTAGGAATTGTACTTTCTTGACACCCGTGGGAAGCTCCTACGGAATGTCCAATGTTTATTATGATTCTAATAGCCAACCTCTGTCAACTAATCTCTTAGTTGAGAACTGTACCTTTAGAGGGTCTTTGTCTGCTGCGGTATATGTACAGTACGCTAGAGTTATGAATAATGATATTCAGGAGTGCTTTGCGGACGCAATTAAAATCTCTACTAGAGGCAACTGTCGCATTATAGGTAATTATATTGCCCGTATTGGCATGACCGTAGGCTCTCATGCTGATGGGCTACAAATGACAGGAGGTTCGGATGTTATGATTGCTTATAACCATTTCGATATACCTGTTAGTTTTGCAGATGCGAATGGGTATAACAGTAATTGTTGTGTTCTTCTGCAATCACAAAATGCGCCTATTGAACGGATTTTGATTTGGGGAAACCATTTTGAAGGGGGTAATTATACTGTGTATATTAAAGACAAAGCTCCATTTAATTATCCTCATCCAACTAGGATTAGATTAAACAATAATACTTTTGGGACTGATTACCGTTATGGTCCGTTTAGTTGGGGCAACGACCCTTGGATACAAATTAACGGTAACAAGTGGGACGATGGTACACTTATGAATACTGGCTCAGGAGACATTAACACTTGGGACAGTTGGCCCAACCAATGAGGAAAACACTATGAAGAAACTTATTTTAGCTACGCTATGTTTTATGGGGGTATTCTCCCCTGCTTTTGCTGATACTATTACAGTTGATGGGACTATTGTTGATGGAAACACCTACACTAGCCAACTCTCTGTGAAAGCTCACAATGTTATCGTTAGAAACTGTACCTTCTTGCTTCCTATCAACGCAGGGTCTTATGGGCTTTCTAATGTCTATTATGATTCTAATGGTCAACCTAGATCAACTAATCTGTTGGTTGAGAACTGTACCTTTAGAGGTTCCGCTTCTTCCGCTGTATATGTACAGTACGCTAGAGTCATCGGTAATGATATTCAGGAATGTGGATCAGACGCAATTAAAATCTCTACCAAAGGGCATTGTCGCATTATAGGTAATTATATTGCTCGTATTGGTAGGCTTTCGGGTTCCCATGCTGACGGACTACAAATGACAGGTGGAACAGATGTTATGATTGCTTATAACCACTTTGATATGCCTGTTAGTTTTGCAGACGCAAATGGGTATAGTTCTAATGCCTGTATTATAATCCAAGTGCAATTAGCACCTATTGAGCGGATTTTGATCTGGGGCAACCATTTTCAAGGAGGTAACTATACTGTGTATATTGGGGAACACGCCTCTGGGGGCCTACCTAATCCCACTAGGATCAGGTTCAATGATAATACTTTTGGAACCGATTATCGTTTTGGTGTCCTCAACTGGGAATATGACCCTTGGATCCAAATTAACCATAACAAGTGGGAGGATGGTACTCTTATGAATACTGGTCAATGGGATATTAACACTTGGGATAACTGGCCTAATTCCTGATAATGGCATCACAAGAGCATTTAGATGAAACTTACATGAGGATGGCAGAGGAACTTGCTAAACTATCGTATGCAGAAAGAAAACAGGTTGGTTGCCTCATCGTTAAAAACACGCAGATTATATCGGAGGGGTACAATGGCACCCCAACGGGATTTGATAACTCTTGTGAATACTTGGATTATTGCCATGAGATGCATACTAAGCCCGAGGTTCTTCATGCAGAATCTAATGCGATCACTAAAATTGCTAGATCGACAAACAGTTCTTCTGGCTCTACTTTATATGTTACCATGGCCCCTTGCTTTGATTGCAGTAAGCTAATAATTCAATCAGGGATCAAGAGAGTGGTTTTTAAAGAAAAGTATGTAAATAATGGGTTTTCCCTACTACATAAAGCTGGGATAGATATTTCCCAAATAAAGGAGAATTGATATGAAAAAGATTTTGACTGAGAAGAATTTAATGTGGGTTGCTATTGGTGCGTTGGTTACGCTTCAACTCTTTCCTGGCCTTTTCCGTGAAGAGCGGAGAGGTCGTAGTGATGTGCGTCAGCGCATGAGCCAAATGCGTGAGCGTATGGGTCCACAAATGGAAAGAGGGAAAGGAGCATGGCAGAACAAGAAAGATGCCCGTTCCCGCGCCCCTAAAAAAGCCAAGTAATGTTTTATGATATAAACCCATTTTGTCGTCTTGATTATAGATGTTGAGAAAACTAAAGAAACACATAGATAAAAAGATTACAAAGTGGGTTTGTATCTGGAACGAAGACACACAGACTGATGGTGGAACAAGTTTAAGACCTCATGCCCAGGGACGCATAGAGGCTTACAAGGAAATACTATCAACTATCAAGAAATATGAAAACAAATAAAGATTTTGCAGACCTAGGATCTACGGTGGGTAAGCTGGTGGAAGAGAAGCAACAGGCTTATGGAGATTCTTTTGGTAAGAGTGGGGAATGTTTGAGGCAGATGTATCCTGATGGGATCAAGCCAGAGCAGTACGATGACCTTCTCACCATCGCTCGTATTTTAGATAAACTGTTTCGGATTGCTACTGATCCGAAAGCATTCGGAGAATGCCCTTGGACTGACATCGTAGGATATGGTTTACTAGGAATGAAACGACA